ACCTAATCTCATAACATTTTCTAAAGGTGTGTATTTCCCCCTTTCAATATAAACATTAGTTATAATTTCTGGTTGGTCAATAACATTCAATAGTGCTTCATTTTTTGTTATTGCTGATAATTCTAATTCACCAGGAACTAATCCGTATGAGTCTGTAAAATAAATTGTAAAATCTTCATAATCGTGATAAATTGTTCCGTTCATTGTGTAGGCACTATAAGTTCCCGTTGGATCAACCCCATAGTAAGTACCAATACCTCCTGTGTTTCCTGTTACTTGTATTCCCAATTTATATTTTCCTCCTGCCAAATTAATTTTTGGTCCAAATTGTGCCAAATCATTTAAGGTTGATTCTGTAAAACCTGTAATTGGAAAAGGAACTGAAGTGTAGTTGTATGAATAGTAGTCGTTGATGTTTGTATTTGAATCTCCCGTAAAGATATAGTCATAACTTATTGGGTTAGCAGACCACGATCCACCAGCAGGATAAAAAGTTATTGATCCTTGTGGGTTTGGTATTGTAGCGGCACTATATGGTGTTAAAACCGGTTTTTGAACTTTTGATATTCCCCAAGGCGAGTTGGCAGTCAAGGTTATCGTATAATTATTATCTGCCGTAGGATACGTATGAAAAATAGGTGTTATTCCCAAAACCGCCTGTGGTGGTGATCCATCTCCCCAATCTAATGTGTATGTAACAAGTTGTAAAAACTTAATAAACTCTAAATCTGACGTATTATAAAATGTGTAAGTATATGGATTTATTGTGTTTGCGGTTACAATAAAATTGTTTAATACATCGGCCTGTAATATTAAACCATCAAAGGGAGTGTAATATCCAAGATCAACCGCAGACTCTGTTATCAATATGTTAACAGATAAACCTGTTAAAAATGAAGTTCCTCCTGTGTTTCCACTTAAAACATACGACATAGGAAGGTAAACACCAGTTGTTCCTGTTGTTGTCGCACTTGTGGTTGTTGCCGTTAAACAACACGGATCAATAATTGTTGTAATATCTGTTTCACCTGTATAATTAACAAAAATAATATCACTTTTGATATTTTCTGGTGAAACAATAAACTTATATTCTTGTAATTCCATTATGGGTTAACATATTCATACCAAATTATCGGTGAGTTTGAATCTCCAACCCTTAGAGTTGTTGATGTCGAAAACACTTCGTAAGTTTTATTGTTATAATCCAAATCCACCTTATAATAAAAATAGTCCTCATTGTTGAATTGGAATTTATTAGGTGTGATTAAATCTTGTCTTGTATTTGTCATTTGTTTAAAAACTCCTTCTCTTCCATCAAAAAACTTGGCGGTCATAAAAAAAGTTGATATGTCAATAAAATCTCTACTTCTTAACCAATATACAAAAAACCCTTCTTTATCTGCCCCAATATAATCTAACACCATTTTTGGTTTTTTAATTTCAACTGGGGGGACAAGTGGTGATAAAACTGCGGTTTGTGTTAATCCTTGTTGAACGGGAAGAATAATTGACAAATATATTTGTTGTGTTTTTTCTTCTTTTGTGTCATAAAAATCAAGTTTGAAAAAAGACTTTGTAAAAGGTTTTGAAAAATAATAAATATCTTGAACGGAAAATCCGTTGTTTAAATATGATGAAGACCAGTTTCCAACTGTATTTGCGGTTATGGGTTGTGAATCATCATAAAAGTTAAATTCATAATTTATCGCAGAATCTTGATTGTAAAATACGTTATGAGCAAATCTTGCAATTTCAAAATCTGCCGCTACACCTGTAACTTGTTTAATCGCATCGATTTCATATTCCGAAATACTATCGTCTCGACCCATAAAATCCCATTGCATGTTAATTGGTATATTAACAAACTTATTTATATCGTCTTTTACTATTTTTATTCTATTCGCATTCATCGGCCGTTGGGTCTGCAATTGTTGTTATGTTCACAGGAACTGCTCCAGTTTGAGCATAATCACTCGGTATGTTGTAATTTTCGGGTGTAACTCTAAATATTGTGTTTGTAAACGGATAATGAGAATTATTTAAAAACGGAAAATCAACCCCAACACCATCTGTATCAATAAACCCATAAGGATATAAATCTCTCCATCTAAATAGTGCGTTCATCGTTGAGTAATAAGCATAATCAGGTATTCCAACAACATTCAAAGAACTACCTTCTTCAATATAGTCAGAAAAAGCCCTGATTTGAATTGGACTATGTGGTTGATAAAAATAACCATATTGGTTATTTGGTGTCAATGTGGTTGCTGACAAACTAAACCAATTTTCGTTATATGTTATTTTATGTTGATATAATGAAATTACTCTTTCAAGTTGTTCAAAATTATTCCATTCACAATAATCTCCGTCTATTGTATCTCCTGTGTTTAATAGTTCATTATAAAAAAACGGACCTTGATTCACTAATGAATTATATTGATTTTGGATTATACTTGTATTAGAATCAGGATTATTTTGATCCCACCAAATTTGTGGGTTTGTTTGATCCAAATAAGTATTAAAATACCAACCTTGTTTTAATTTTTGTGTCCAACCAAAATAACCTCTCCAAACTGTTGTAAAAAATAATTCACTAACAGGTCTGTTTTCGTTATCCAATAAATCAAGAATATCCACATCACAATTAAAAGATAATGTATATGATCTTGCACCTTCTTTAACAGATGTTCGTTGTTTTTGATTTGGTGTTAATGCCTTTACTTCACACTTGGTTTTATTGTTATAAACATTTTGTTCAAATCCCGCATTTACCAAAACCGCACATTCGGGGTTTGTCAATATTTTATGTTTTCTAACATAATATTTGCTAATTGTATCAGCAGAATTTGAAACATTTATAACCCTTTTGAATGTCCCTTGTGTAAAAGTTAAAAAAGTATTTCCTGTATAACCAACGTTTCTAATATTAAAAATGTATTCATCCGATCCCGATGCAGGATCACCCAAACTGGTTACCTGAAAAAATTCATTTCCATTATAATTAGTAGATAATTGAACGGATTCTCCAACAGATAAACCATGCATAACAGGACACTTAAAACTAATAACTCTTGTTGTTTGATCACTACCAACAATTACATAATAAGGAAGTCCGTCTGAAGCCACCCAATTCCAAGAAATGTTTGTATTTGGTTCAATCGCATAAAGATTTTTGTTATAATCATTTTGATAAACATAACTTAAATAATGAGACCAATTGTATGTTGTTGCACTTACTGATTTAAAATCCAAATGTCTTCCGTTTCCAATTGTATATCCAAGAACATCATTATCAGTTCTTATAAAATCAAATTCGGGGTATTGAGGAAATCCATCCCAAGCAACATTTTGATTTGTTGGAAGTGGTGGAACTGATGGATTATTTCCAGAAGGATAATACGATATTGCGTTTGACAAAGCATTTGTATAATAAAGATTATCTCTAAATGGAACATAAGTTGTTGATCCTGTATAAGCATTTTCAAATATGACAGAATACTTGGTTACAGGTCTAAATATTGTTGATTGTTGTCTTTCTTCATCAAAAACGGTTGCAAGATTTAAATCAACGCTTCTATCAAATTCAATAAGTTCTTTATTTGTTTGTGCGAAAGGAACATTGATAAACTGATCTGTTTTTGGTGCTCCCTTATATCTTTGGGTTGATAAAATTATATTTGTTGTCGGATCTACCATTATTCTTCTACTGTTGAAACATAAAGTTTATAAAATCTATCAACGGCTGTTTTTCCGTTATTTAACCCAAAATAGAAGTGGTATGGAGCCCCAACAACAACAGCGTCACTGGCACTTTGACTTGGGTCACCTTGTTGTATACTTGACAATATCGTATATGGTTGTGGATTTCCGTTTATATCATAACTGGCAATGTGTCCTAATTTTGTTAATGATGTTATGTATTTTTCACCTAAACTTGTAAAATTTAAGTCTTGATATTTTTTACTAAAGAAACTATTTCCATATGTAGTTGTATACCAATTATTATCTTCTGAACCAAAAATATTTGGGATTGATCCTGTATAAGTTGTTGGGGTTTTAATCCACCATTTATAGTGTGGTACTGTTTGTGATTTTGGATAACCAAAATTTTCTTCAATCAAAGGGTTAAAACTATATGTTTCAATACCTGAAGACATAATTTTTCGATATCTTTGCTCAGAAGTGTCTGAAGAGAAAAATAACCCCATAATTGGTTTAACTTCTCTTGGTGGTAATGTATTTGAAGTTCCGTTCATATTGTCACCAAAGAAAATATATTGGTTATTTGGTATATTTTCAGTGATAAAAGGTGTTACTTTCCATTCAGAATTTATTGATAACATTTGTGACCAGTCACCATCAATTCTATCTCCTTTTCTATCACTGTTAAAAAATTGTATGATCCCAACACCTTCACCACTACTCTGACCTATATTAACAGGTAACATTCTATTTCTTGTCCCTTCGTTTAATAATCTTGATAAAAATCCTAGTTGTATTATGTCGGTATTATCTTGATATGATGTAGATTTAAGTTGATCTGCATAATAAGAACCAAACCCATTAGATTGACCACCCGAACAACATATTTCGTTTATAAAATAATCTCTTGGACCTAAATCAACGACTGTCGTTGGAAATTGGATTTGTTTATTGTTGTATGCGTAAATTGGTGAATTGTGTCCTGGTGTTGGAGAATCTTTACCGACAAAATTAGAACCATTCCATGGTGATGATCTATAGTAAAAATTGTTGGTTAAAGAATTAAACATTATTACATTATTACAATATTTGTATTTTGGGAGATTTGGGTTAAGTCCATATGTAGTCCTTTTGTTAAAATTAAACATATATAATGTTCCGTTGATCCAATTATTTTGGAACACTTGACTAAACACTCCTCTACAAGCCGCTAAATTCATAGTAAATCTAATTTTCCACTCTAAAAATAATCTAACATCGTCTAATATTTGTAAAATATATGGTCGATTTATTAAACAATAACAACCATTAATCATCCTATCTTGTGGAATATCACATTGACCTGAAGGTAAAACCCCAACATCAACTCCAGAACCACTATAACAAGCTAAGGGAACCATACCTTCACAGGTTAAGGTTTCTGTTAATCCTGATATTACATTATCAGAATCTTGAGCTTCACCACTACTTGGCTCACCACCCGCATAAATTGTAGGTGCTGAAGCAATTCCGGCGTCAGTGTATAAACTAAAATTATTGTTTTGGTGTAAAGCATATCCAGTTCTATTTCCGGCCCCATTTTCCACTCCTGTTGAGGTTGGTAATCTATCACTTCTCATCACAATTCTTGCGGAATTTGAAAAGTTTATTGGTGCCAATGAAAATCTATAATAAACTGAAGAATATAAAGCACTTAAAACTCCACCAGCAGAGTTTAATCCAAAATTATTCATAGTTGACTGTGATTTATAATATTCATTTACTTGACAAAGATTATTACAACCACCTCCACTGTCAGTGTCCAAAGAATATCCGAATGGATTATTATTTGACCATCCTGCAAAAGAACCTCCACCAACATAATCTGTTTGGTTTCTTGGTTGTGTAAATGGCGTGACATTTAAAAATCCTGTTGATTGTATCAAAGAACCGGCTGTTTGCCAATTTAAATATGGAGCAGGGCTATAAGTTGTGGATATTGCATCATCTGTACTTAAATAATAATAAGGTAAGTTTGACGTAAATGCCGTATAATTTGTTGGTGTTACATTAAAACCGTAGGATGGAAAATACAAATAATTATCAGTGTTTGACGCACTATTGTGACTTCTTGGTTTTTTTCCTGACGGATAGGCTTGGATTGGTATGTTGAGATAATAACTTCCTTCTATTTCAACATTTCCTGGTGTGTTGTAACCAAATATTGTTGATAAATCATATCTAATTGTTTGTTTTGCAGTATGTGGATCTACACCCCTTGTAAAAATACAAACCTCAAATGTTTCGTATCCAGGTATTAATCTTAACACATCATTTATAGTATAAGAACTAAATGAACTAATATAATTAACAACATTACAATCAGGAACCGCAATTTTTACATCGTGAAACAAATAATTTGAGTTGTAATAACCTGAAGTACCTAAAGACATTGCCTCAAAATTAGAAACCGTCATTCCCGTTATTAATTGATAATATTCAACGTCAGTAGCATATTTCAAATAGTCTTGTTCAACTGAAGAGTTTCCTAAAACAGGTAACTGTGATAGTTGTGGTATATTAATTAAAATATTTTTTTGTAGATTAGTTTGACCGTTTGGATCTAAACTACTAGCATAGTTAACTATTATTGATGTTTGACCTGTTAAAGTAGTACCTGTACTCGCATTATTATTAAATTGATTACTTGTACCACCTGTTAAGTTAATCATTCTGTTACTTGATCCACTATCAGTGTAGTTTGGGTTTTGGAATGTACATATATTACCGACACCTAAAGCATTTACAGACCCTGTGTTCATCAAAACAACAAGAACTTGATCGGTAAATGTTGAATTTGCTTGGTTAGTGTTTAGTGCGGGATTTACCCAAGTTGTTATTATATTTTTACCTGTAAAATACTTATCCCGTGTATTAAACTCATTTAACTTTTGTGGATATGTATCTGTCAATGGAAAAGCAAAGTATCTTCTATCAGGTCCACCAACTTTTTTTTCTCCTGACCATAAAAATGGTTGTGGAGCATGTAACAAATATTGTTCATTATTAAATAATCGGTTCGGATTATTGGAAGAAATAACATCGTACCCTGAAATTGTTCTCTTCAAATCAAGACTTGCTTGTATAGTAACATCTAAAGATATGTCATTGTTGTTTATGAGATTTTCAAAGGATTCGTAGTTTCCATTATAACCAAAACCACAATCAAAAGGTTCACTACCATCCGCAAGTTTCAATAAGTTAGGGTGTGTTATGTTATAAAGATTTGCACTGTTAACTGGTGCGATTAACGTGTTTACTTTTGTTAGTGTTGCGGTATATGGTAAATCAGAGGCCCCATTATTATAATCCGTGGCCGCCTGTATTTCATTTCCAGTGTCGTTATCATTATTTATACCACAATCACACTCACAACTTGTACAATCGGGGTATGAAATCATCGGGAGCCCTATTCTTGGAAATCCTGGTATCTCTTGTAAGTTTAAGTTCAATAAACGCCTTAACAGATTAAGTACTTGTCTTATAATTTCCCATATAAATGCAACGATATGTATAATAAAAATTAGAGAAATAATTGGCCAAGCCAAAACGTTTAGTAATAAGTTAAATACAAAAAAAATAAAATCAAAATTTCTAATAATGTCGTTTACAGGAAATGTGTTGACGGTTGATTTACAAGATCTATTATCAATTTCTTTAATTCCTAAATGTTTTGCCCTACCAATACCTTTTTTATACCTATCCAAAAACATGGCGGTAGTATATACTTTATTATAATTAAATTCATAAAATGCGTCTTCGCAATTAATTGCGTCTTGTACATTAACATAATCATCCCAATCTGTACTGAAAGCATATGATTTAAAAACTTCAAATAATTGTTGAGGAATGTTAGTAAAACTAATATCTTGGACTTGTGTTGGGTCTATTGGTGTTGCAACTATTTGTAAACTATCACCTACATTAATATTTATAGAATTGAGAGATCCCAAATAAATTTGTCCATTAATATATATTTGGAATGATTCTACATTTGTAGTCTGAGGATTTGCTAAACCTTCGGCCGTTAAAAATATTGAAGTAATACCAGTTGTAGATCCAACAGGGATCTGAGGATAATTGTATGTACCAATTTGACTTGTGTCAAAGGGATCATTTGCAGAATTTATCCAACCATATTCTTTAATATTTGGAACTAAAAAATTTGCTCTTTGAAAACTTCCTTGAAGTCCTTGTTCGTTTTGCCATTTAAACCTAAATCTATATTTCCCTTTTGTTGGTATTCCTTTTTTTGGATCATTAGATATTACTTGTTGTCCGAACTCATTGGTAAAAACATAATCAAGGTTCATTGGTACATTTAATAAATAAGTTCCGTCAGCATCAATAACCTTTCCTTCTTGTTCTATTTCATACCTTTCCAATATAGGAAGTCCATTATCATCTGAAAATATGGTTTGTCTAATTGCTTGAATTTCACCAGGCCCTGCAACTAATTCACATAAATTACCCGTATTATTTTTTGGTTTACAACTTACCTTTAAAGCGTCGTCATCAGTTGTCGAGATAATCGACCCCATAAAAATCGCCGTAGGTTGTATGTTGATATTTGCTTGTTTTGTTAAATCAAAATCAACTCGTGTTATTCCAACTTGACAAAGTTCTGCATCACCCCAAAATGGTCGAACATCAACGTCAAAAACTAAATTTTTAATTTGTGGTAACTCTCTTAGGTTTGTTGATGATTTAAATTTGGCACCATTAACTTGAGTTTCTGTTGCCAATCCTTGTTGTATTAGATCTTGTGGTGATAATGAAAAACAACCAATGTCAGATAAATCAACATCCATTACGATTGTTTGAGTTCCAACTGGAACACCAAAAAACATAAAGTCACCACTTTCATTTGTTGTTACGGTGAACCTATAATATTTGTCGTATACCTCAATATACGATCCGTCCATTAAAACATCTCCCTTATTCGGAAATGATCCTGTCGAGACGTGTCCGTTATATGATGGTAATTTGGGTAATAGATTATATCTATAACCATCCGCGTTGGTTTCAGTTATTGTTTTATATGGATATAATTCTGAGATTACGGGGTTTAATTCGTCCGCGGCTTCCAACGGAATAAAAACAGAGACTTTAGCGTTTGGTAATCCAAATCCTCCGTTTACAAAAACTCTACCCGTGACAACACCATAGTCAGAACAAAAACGAGTATACACATCGTTTGCCAAAATCTTTAAAGACAATATCTCTAAAGATTCCCAATCTTGTTCTAAATTTACATTTATGTATTTGTCTACACCAACTTCAGTTCTTATTCTATACGACTTACCCATTAAAAAAACGTTTTTTCATAAATAGTTTATTTGCTATTTTGATAAAAATACTTATAAGTTGAAAAAAATAAATTACTAAGAGAAGTTTACTGATTTCAGGTTCAAAACTCTAACATTAATATCCTTGTTTGGATATCTAATCTGATAAGTTTGTGTTGGTGTTGCGAATAAAGTATCTGCCGTTGGTTGAATTTGTCTTGTAACAGGATCTGCATACGGCATAGAAGTTTGACTTGAAGAATATTGACCTCCAACTTGATTAAAGAATAAAACATCTGTAATACTTACAATTCCATTTTCTGACTGAATTAATCTTCTCAATTCAGAGATATTAACATTTTGACCAAGATTTCTAACTAACGGATTAAAGAAGTCCGTAATAATTTGAATTGTTTTTGAAATGATTGCCCCCTGATTTTGACTATTATCTAAAACTACGTCAACTGTGACAGCCAAGTCTATTGTATCAGCGGCCTCAATAGATATATAATCATTTATCATTCTGTAGTTTGATAAATAATTTGCAACATTTTGTTTTAAGGTGTTTGATACAACATTTGTTAGAGTTCCACTAGCATCATAAGACAACATTTTAATTCTTATTTTATTGTTTTCTTCCGTGATAGCAACTTTTGCTGGTGCCCCAAATTGAGATGGCATAGTCCTAATAAGTGAATTATAATCATTTACGGTTACCGCTCTGTTTTGGGCCGCAAAGTTAAAAGACACCAAATTTCTAACATCTTCAGTTGTTGGTGGATTTGCTCCTCCAATTGCAGCAGTTACGTTATTACATTGTAAACTATTAATAACACTATTATTAACACTTTGTGAAGGTCCATTTACTGCAAATGAAACCGTACCAATTTGATTTATCGTATTAATACCCAAATTACTTGATAAACCACCACCAATTCTATATTGAACAAATAATGTAGTATTTGGTGAAAGAGCCGCTCCCAAAGCATAATTGTTTGTATACCTACTCAAATCAAATCCTTTTCCATCAATTGCAAATTGTCTTAATTGTTCATCAGCAGAAATATTTCCCCCACCAAACGTCATTTTACAAAATCCTTGTGGTGTATATTCAGAAATAAATTTGTTTGATGTCGTAATATATCTTCCTACTTTTATACCTGGTTGATCTGAAGTTTTCGTTGGATCTTCAATAAAAACTCTATCTTGAACTAATGCGTCAACCTCATACCATCTTTCTTGTCCCAAAGTTAAAAAGTCTTGTGGATTTGGTATTGTTGAATATTGAGTTCCAGGTTTCAATAAAACACTAGTAATTCCTAATACATTTTTTTCAGGTAAAAATAATTCTAAATAAGGTTTCGAATCATTTGGTGTTATTACCCTTTTATATACTTTTGTAATACCGTTAACAACAACTTCTCTTTTGACAATTGTATAATTTAATAGTTTTCCACTTGAATCAAAGTTAGGTATTTTAACTCTATTTGGTGACCCTTCAGCATTGATTGGTGACGCGAAGTCAATATCATATACCGTTTCAAATGGTTGTCCTCCACCATTAACTTGTGATCCTCTTCGTAAAACACCACAATATCTCAAATCTTCTCTATCTCCAAAAGCCGGAACCGTAATTGAAAAATCAATTAAAGCAACCGATGGTCTTTGTCCAGGAACTTTTAATCCATAAGTTCTTGCAATATTATATACCGAATTTTTTTGTTGTGCAAATTGTAATACGGTTTCTTGAATACTTCTATCAATTTGATAATTCAAGTTATCCGTAACCGCAGCATTCAAATCTAACATCACAGAAAAAATACCTGCATCATTAAAGTTTTGAACCAAATCAGGATAATAAGTTCTTGTAAAATTAATTAATTCAGTTCTAACTCCTTGAAAGTCCCTTACAGTATAGGAAATTTTTTTCTCTGCCATATAATATTAAATATTGATAATGATAAAATCTTGAGATTCAAAAGCCGAATCTGTTATACGATAATCTATTTTAATTTTTGCGGTGTGTTCTAAAGTTGCGATATTTGTAACTTTAAACTCCCTTTCTCCATTTCTATTCACTGTATAACCTTTATCTTCTAAACCAGCAGATGCCGGTTCAACACTTATATTGGTCACTTGCAAATTTGGCATATATGTTCCAATTGAACTTCTTATCTCGGCTTCAATATCAGAAAAAGTTGGTCCGTCTAATGGTTCAAATATAAACTCATAAAGTCTTGTTCCAAAAT